ACGCCTCAACGACCTCAGCATTATTATTTATACCATTAGTGTTGATCATTGTAAACAGTTAATTTGTCTTTTTCTACTTTTAATGTACAACTTTTGATATCTTTAAAACGAGATCCACCAGATCGTGTGTAATCTCTTCCACCATCGATGAAGAACTCGCCATAATCTCGATGATCATGTCTAAAACGAGAATAATAAACTGTGTCATCCACCATGATAGCATGAAATGGTTCAATAGCACTTATACCATTAGAGATCATGGCGCAACCAATATCATCGAACCAGATAGCAAAATAATTTGAACCTTCTGGATGTGGTTCTTCTGTATAGAAGATAGAGACAGGAAAGTTGCACCAGTTTCCACGCTTATCTTTAATGCATGACTCAAACACAAACTTACCGTTGTATTTTTTTTCGATAAGTTCTAGTTGTGCATGAGTAAACATTTTGCATTCATTGATGATCTTCATCATACCACCTTTAGCAGGATTGTGTGTTCGTTAATGCGAGCTGCCAGAGGAGCATCACCTTTAGCTTCGTCCATAATCTTTCTTAGAACAAGCTTACCACCATTCAGAACTTTGTCAACAAAGTATTCTGGTTTACGACCACAACGCTTAGTCATTGTTGTAGACTCATCATAACCAATGATGGTGGTACGATTAACATCAAGGCCTGCAGGTCCACGAGCACGGAAAACAGTAAGAAGCTTGTACTTCGTATTGAAAGTCCAAAGCTCCTGTGCACCTAGAACCTTATCAGGTGAGATAGAGGCGATCTTATAATCGTTGCTTTCTTTCATATAGATAAAGTTTTTAAGTTTCTTCTCAGCAGAGACAGCCCGAGGTTTACGAGGAGCGCGAAGCTTTTTAGTAACATCACCATATCGTTCAGCATCTTCAATGATTGAATTGATGAACAACACACGAGCCTCGAGTTGTTTCTTGGTAAGATGTTTATATGCTTCTTTAAGTTGATCGCATTCACCTTGATGAGCTTCGCATAACTCTTCGAGCCAAGGACGATAATGTTCAACAATCTTGGAAGCATACATAGCTGGTATCTGATTCTTCTGAAGATGTTCGTACAGAGAAAATACAGCACCAGAGTCAATGATCTCTTCAATGTCACCAATAATGTCGTTTGTACGTTCCTTCATACGATCTTGAATAGAAACTTTCTCTACAACAACTTCTGGCTTGTTTATCTCTACAACACGAGTAAGAGAATTTTTAAGCTTTGTCTCAAAGAATACCATACTGCTATCAGGCAATGTACATCCACGAGACATCAGGCGAGATAGAGAACCAATAGTAGAAGGAAACAATTGATCAGAGACCTTCATAATTTGTTTGGCTTCACTGTCACGTTTAACAGACTTAAGATAATCACGTGTATACTCTTTGCACTCAGTGACAGTAGTCATGGCATTGTACCAGTTAAGGGCTTTACCAAGCTGACTGTCAGTGATAAGACCTTTTAATTCAGGTTCTTCGCCCATGTATTTGACGTTAACCAAATATGATTCTGATCGACTGACACGTGGCTTCTTGATTTTAGCACGTGTATTAAGTGTTGGTCTGCGTGATGCTTTAGCCATGATTATCACCTCTCATATGATTATTATACCAAAGCAGGAAAAAATGTCAACTGTCTTTTTCTCTGCCTCATTGACCATATGTATATATTACCAAGATGGCCGGCAAAGTAAACCGATTTTTTTTCAAAAGAAGTGATTTTGGCTGTTTACAAATGATTAGAACTTGGTATTATCAGAAAGTAAGTTGAATACAGACATTAAACAAACACATAGGAGTATGTAGCATGGCACACATGATTGAAATGCTCAATGGCAAGGCCCAGATGGCCTATGCTGGAGAGACCCCTTGGCACGGCCTTGGTACCAAGGTTCCTGCTGACCTGACCCCTGCCCAGATGCTCGAGGCAGCCGGTCTTGACTGGACAGTAGCTAAGATTCCGGCATATGCTGAGATCGCCGGCCAGAAGGTTCCGGTTGGACGTTCCGCTCTGGTTCGTAGCAGTGATAATGCTGTTATCGATGTCGTCTCTGATGACTGGAACGAGGTCCAGAACCAAGAAGCCTTCGACTTCTTTAATGACTTTGTCCTCTCCGGTGATATGGAGATGCATACGGCTGGCTCTCTTCGTGATGGTCAGATCGTATGGGGCTTGGCCAAAGTCAAGGAATCCTTTGAGCTCTTCAAGGGTGACGTCGTTGAGTCCTACCTTCTCTTCTCTAATTTCCATAAGTATGGCTTCTCCACTGACGTACGCTTCACACCTATCCGTGTGGTCTGCAACAACACTCTGACCCTCTCGCTTAACTCTACCGTTGAGCGTATGGCTAAGATCTCTCATCGCACCAAGTTCGAACCGGACAATGTTAAGTTGATGCTTGGCATTGCTGCTGATAAGCTGGCCAAGTATAAGGAAATGGCCGGCTTCCTTGGCTCCAAGAAGTTCAACGATGAGACCATTGTAGACTACTTCAAGCGTATCTTCCCTGTGACTGGTGCTACTGAGAACACTAAGAAAGAGCTTTCCAAGAATGCTGGTATTGCTCTTGAGGTTCTTGATCAACAGCCTGGTGCAGAGTACGCACAAGGCACTTGGTGGCAGGCTTTCAATACGGTTACTTTTATGACTGACCATGTCATGGGGCGTAACCAAGATACCCGCCTTGCCTCTTCTTGGTTCGGCACTAACCGCAACCTCAAGACACAGGCTCTTGAGACTGCAATCGAAATGGCAGAGGCTGCGTAAGCAGCCTCACTTTCTCTAGGAGATATATATAATGAATAGCTACCTTGAAATCCTCGTTGAAGAAGACATGAAAATTGCTGGATATGATCCTGCTATATGGGCAGATGTCCTAGAATATTGGAGAGAAATCCTTGATTGAAATTTACAGCAAAGAAAATTGCACGTATTGTGTATCAGCTAAAAATCTACTAACTTCCAAAAATAAACTGTTTACAGAACATAAACTTGGTATAGATTATACAAGGGAACAACTGCTTGAAAAGTTTCCTAACGCTAAGTCGTTTCCTGTAATAGTAATAGATGGATATCATATCGGTGGACATACCGAATTAAATAAAATTCTAAACGAAGAATCTATGGATACTCGCAAACTTTTGAATGAGGGAAAATAATGATTACTGATCGTGAAGAAATGGTGAAGATGCTTAAGCGCAGCGCAGTTGATATTACTTTTACAAAGGTAGATGGTACCTTGAGGACAATACGAGGTACACTTAATCCAAAGCATATGCCACCACAGATGAAGAATGAAGATCTAGAGGCAGCAGAGACTCATCGAAAAGAAAATCCTAGTGTTATTCCAGTTTGGTCTATCAATGATCTTGGTTGGCGTTCATTCCGACTAGATAGTATTCTTAGTGCACAGTACATCGTAGGATACGAATAAATAACAAAGCTCTTCACTAGAAGAGCTTTTCTTTTTTTATCATAGGAGTTAAAATGACATGGCATATTGGGGTTATCATTTAATATTAGACTGCGCAGAACTTAATCCTGAAGCAATCACTGATGCTGACGTAATTTATAATTTCGTCAAGCGACTAGTCAAGGATATTGATATGGTTGCATATGGTGAGCCGCAGATCATAAACTTCGGTTCAGGTAATAAGGCTGGATACACTCTCGTTCAGCTAATTGAAACGTCAAACATCTGTGCTCATTTTGTACCAGATGATGGTATGGGCGGAAACGCAATGTATCTTGACGTTTTCTCCTGTAAAGAATATGATGATCAGACTGTTATCAATCTGGTTAAGGAATACTTTGGCGCTAAGTATGTGCGCCCAACATATCTCACAAGACAAGCTTAATAAAGGAACAGCTATATTATGGAAACTAATGAACTATCAAAGAATGCCATGGGTGGCACAGAACTGATGATGAACCGTCTATATGAAAGTATAGACAAAGATCTTCTTGATCAGTGTCAAATTATCCCATCTCGAGTACGCGAATTGGATGAAACAAAGATTCGAATTCTTTGGCAGCATGATCTTCCAGGTGATCCTGAATCAGAACATCTCAAGAATGAAGGACACGATCGATTCCATAAGATTGTGTTCGTCTCTAATTGGCAAATGCAAGCATACATTAATTATTATAATATCCCGTGGTCA